ATAAAGCTGCTCTAATAAAAGTATTAAAATCATTTTGTAAATTACCATTAAGATCAGCAGTTATATTTTCAATACCTTTACTCCTAGCCATCAGAACCTCACTAATAAAGTAAACAGATAAGTCTGTCCACCTTGTCTTGTATCTATATTAACTATCTGACCTACTCTTGTAGATCCAGCATAAGTTAATGTAACTTCATCTTGAAAATCTGGTTGATTATCTCCTATCAGATCAGGTGTTATATAAACTTTTGCTTCTCTTCTTTCTCTACCATCATCTTCAGTAGATTGAACAAACTCAACAGGAGCTTTAATACTATAAGTTGTATCACTTGTAGAATAAACACCTGTAGCTGTGTTATAACTTCCCGATGCTTTTTTTGTATAAACAATAGAAGAATCAAAAGAAGATCCAAGATCAGCTACAACTTGTTTTGCAATCTGCTTAAATGCTGAGTCTAACTGTCCTGCCATTATCCTCTAACCACCCTAAGTTGAAAACTACCTGCACCGCCAAGCATATATGCTCCAAGATAACTTTGTAACCACGGGTAAACATCTAAAATATTATTTACAGATCCAGTACCCTGACTTGCTGTATTGTATTTAACTTGAATGTCTCCTAGCTTTACTTCTTCAAAATTACCATCTTTACCAGTAGTTCCAGTAATAGCATCAGTATCATTTGCCAAAGCTCTAGCTAGTTCATACTGTGCATATTTAATACCTTCAGGAATTTTAGTACAAGCTAATTCAACACCATCTACCTGATAATTATTTCTCGGAAACTTTAATGCTTGTCCATCATCACATCTATCTCCATAAAAAACTAAGGTATCAATCCATCTAGTAGCTGATATTAATGATCTTTTCTTTTGGTCATCTGTTTTATTTGTCCAAGTAGAAGAATCTGGGGAAGTATCAAAATAATCATTAGCTTCTGTCAACGTGACATAACTATTGGCATTTTCTCCTTTTATAGTTGCATTTATGGTAGCTGCCACGATTGTTAAAGTAATTTAGTTTTATTGTAGCGTAAAGAAAAAACCCCACCAATAATTGATGAGGTTTGATGACCACAACTTAATGTTAACTACTAAAGAGTTGTATTATCAAGTGGTGTGTTAACTGTTAACTGAACAATAGGAATTAAGTCGGCATCATATGTTAATGCCCACTTAGATGATGCTCCTAAATCAGAGTTTGTTGGGTTGTCAGCAGCATCATTCCACTTAGTACCCATGATGTGATAAGCACTGTGATAGTCAACAGACATAACATCTTGCTTAGATAAGATGTTTCTATCTGATTCAATACTTAGAGGAGATTGCTCGCCTTCAAGAATTGTTCCTGACTTAATTAAGTAGCAATAGAACTCCTTAATATGTCCACTAGAACCAGGAACTACAGAGTTAACTGAAGAATCAACGACTACATTCATACCAGCGAATTGACCTACTGCTCTATCGGTAATGCCAACACCACCGCCACCCCACTGAATACCTGTTCCAGTAGATAATGCAGAAGTAGAGAATGTTAACATACCAACCTGATATAGGTAGTAAGCAACAGATGGATGAACTACGATTGTATCGAGTTCTTCGCCTCTTTCTCCAAGAAGTGATCTTCCTCTAGCAACTGTAGCTGCTGTTAAATAGTTAGCTTCAGCAGCACCAGAAGATGCAGCAACCGCTAAATCAAGAGCATTAGCTGATAGAGCAGAACCAAATAAGCCATGAAGATGATAGAACA